GGTGGTGCTTCTCCGATGGGAACCAACTACTTCTACGGGATGAGTTCGGACACTGCTATGGATATTCATAGCGGAGGGGTTGCCCCATATCGCACCAGCGAAGGTCGCACCGTAGAGATTCCTTACAAGGGTTCTGTAGACGAAACTATGAACGAGATTCTTGGTGGGCTGCGTTCAGCCTGCACCTATGTTGGTGTCACGAAACTCGCGCATCTACATGAGAATGCTGTCTTTGTCCGAGTGACTCAGCAGTTGAACACTTCACTGACGGGTGGGAGAGAGTAATGGCTTCTAGAGAAGAAAAAAATAACTTCTCTATGATGATTATGAATCTGGCTATTCAAGAAAAGATTGATCACATGGATGCAATCACTTCATACTGTGAGCGTAACAATCTTGAGATTGAAGTTGCTGCCAGTTTGATTAATGATTCTTTAAAGGGTATCATTGAAGGTGAGGCAATGGAGCTGAGATTTTTGCCACGAGGGAGCAGACTGCCACTATGACTTGGCAACTATTAATCTGGAATATTTTTGTTTGGTCATTTACGGGAGTGATGATTTACATCACACAATCATCTCTTTGGTGGCTGATGCTTCCTGCTTTCTTTACAGGAACTCAGAGTGCATCTGAGTTAGTCAAAGCAGTAAACGAAGCGGAAAAGAATAACGAAGATGATGAAGTGGAGATTGACGAAGCGACGCAAGCAAAGATTCGCGAGACGCAAGCAAAGATGCGCGATCTTCTTGAGAAGTTTAAGAGAGGACAGATTTGAACGGATACGATCTTTATTGCATCTATCAAGCCGTCAAGTTACATTTCACCTCAGAGAGTTATAACTTCTTTCAGTATGATGGAAAAACTAGAGTATCAATAGATGCATTTCAAAAACGCCGCGACAAGTTTCTTTTCCATCGTCTGGCGCGCAAGTATCGCGACGATGAGATGGTTCCATTTTTGGTTGCTAATTTTGTACACAGTGACGATAATTGGACCAAGTCATTGCTTGAAGACCAGGCTGAAGAAACTTATAGGGATTGGAAACGAACCACGGATTCGATGAGCAAGGTTTACTTGGAAGATCTACAAAAGATCTGCCCAGACCCAAACAAGTTTAACAATTTATTTAAAGTTGAAGATGGACAATTTCCACCATTACTGAATCTTCTTATGCAAAAAGAAGTGACTATAGAAACTATGGTGATTCTCAATAACATCTTTGACTTTATTCGAATTTGGGACAAGAAGATTTCTGATGATATCATCTATCCCAAAGTGTCAAGAAAGGTGCGCAAGTATGGTGCTTTTCTTGCGGTGAATGTTGACAAGTATAAACTCTTGACAAAAGAAACTTTACTTGCTCAACNGAATANTATATAATNATATGGTAATGAAGAAAGTGGATAAGCAAAATACAATTTATACAACGCTATACGGAGAATACAAATGAGTTTATCAAATCTAAAGAAGGGTTCGTCCCTTGATAAGTTGAAGAAGGCAGTTGAGCAATCTTCAGCAGGTGGTGGCGGTGCTAAGAGCGCAGATGATCGCTTTTGGCAACCTGATGTTGATGCTGCTGGCAACGGATACGCAGTTATCCGCTTCCTCGATACACCAGCAGTTGACGGCGAAGATGGTTTGCCTTGGGTACAAATCTGGTCCCATGGTTTTCAAGGTCCAGGTGGCTGGTACATTGAGAACTCTCTCACCACTATGGGCAAGAACGATCCAGTTTCCGAGTACAACACTGTTCTTTGGAACTCTGGCATCGAAGCAAACAAGGAAATCGCTCGTAAGCAGAAGCGTAAGTTGACATACATCGCAAATGTGCTTGTCATCTCTGACGCCAAGCGACCGCAGAACGAAGGTAAGGTTTTCCTCTATAAGTTTGGTAAGAAGATCTTTGATAAGATCAAGGAAAAACTTGAGCCTCAGTTTGCTGATGAGACGCCGCTGAATCCGTTTGACTTCTGGAAGGGTGCGAACTTCAAGGTCAAGATTCGTCAGGTCGAAGGCTATCGCAACTACGATAAGTCAGAGTTCGAGGCTGCTGCTCCATTGTTCGCTGGTGATGATGCTCAGATTGAAAAGGTCTGGAAGTCTGCTCACTCGCTCAAGGATTTCTTGAAGCCTGAGAACTTCAAGACCTATGACGAACTGAAGGCAAAGTTGAACAAGGTTCTAGGTGCTGGCGGCGTTGCTGGTGCAACTGCTCCTCGGATTGATGATGAGGAGGCTGCTGCTCCTGTTGTTCGTTCCGCTCCTGCTAAGAAGGTCACTGCTGAAAGCGTCAGCGTCGATGATGACGATATGGCGTTCTTTGAGAAGTTGGCTGCTGAGTAATAGAATCAGAAAACCATTGAGTGTTTTCGGGGGAGCTGATGCTCCCCTTTTTTATGCAGGTCTAACTTGTGGGAATGAAGCATCCAAATCGTTCTTTTGTTGTAGAACTTTAACTTCTTGAGCAAGACGAGTAACTTCTTGCAGAGTTCCTTTGACAGCAACCAATGCTGCGTCTGCTTTACTTTCTGCTGTAGTTGAGGTGGCAGCTGCTTGAGCTGTAGATTTATTCTCAGCCGATGGCATCATTTGGGCTGTAGAACCAGCGCCAAGTGAGATAAAGTATTTCAACATTGCTTGGTCTGCTGTTTGATTTGGAATCATCGATGCTACAGCTGTACCACCACCCCCAATCATTGTTCCGATACTGCCTCGAGAAGCACTAGCATAATAGTTTACAGCGGATGGTCCACCTTCTATCATAATCATAGCTGACATCAATTCTGGTATTTTTGATAATGGAACTTGTTCGTAAGGCTGTATTCCAGTTTCTTTTGATACAAAATTAATATATTGTTGCGTATCGTTTTCGTTACTTGGGGCGTATTTGCTGATGAATTGAGTTAACGATTGCCCTCTAGTTTGAGTATCAAGTTTAATTTGCGCTTCCATCGCACGCAGTCCTGCTTCTGGCGTTGGGAAAATAGCAAATCCACTTGAATCTTTACCAATCGCTTCGCGTTGATTAGCGAATCTTAAATTACCTGGATTATTATTTCTTACAGATTTAACTGCGTTTTCATTGCCAGATTGTGCAGTTGCTGCTGCAGATGAATCTGCAAATTTTTGAGTTTCTCGTGCTGGAGATTGGTATACGCCAGATGCTACTTGAGCCTCTAGCGTTTCATTCTCAAACATAATACCAAAGAGTTTTTCAGCGATCGCCGAGTCACCATTGATTCCTGAAAAAGCAAAAGAAGCAACAATACTAGCACCAGCACCTATTAACGCTCCAGCTGCTGTACCAGCAAATGGAATAGGGAATGCTGCTGTACCAATTATACCACCAATCAACGCTCCGAGCGCACTAACACCGACAACATTTACTAATCGTGTTAGTGATCCAGTCATCCTATCCTTATATTCAACATAGTCGATTATGTTCTTGTCATAATCTTCTTGTGCATTAGCCATCATACCAACTTCAAATATTAGATATCCCAAATTAGCGATAGGAATTTTTCTGAGAGTTTCATTGCGTTTAATTGCCTCAGCCAGTTTTCCTAATCTTTCTGATCCCTTACTTTTAACGCCAAGTCCTGCTACATATGCCGCTCCACCGCGAACAGTTCTCGCCCCTCTTGTTATAATTCCACGATTAGCGCGTCTAGTTGCACTGGATGCAGCACGAGCAGCTCTTTGCGGTATTGGTCTATCAAACAAAGTATACGCTTTACTTTCTTTAAACGCGCGAGTGCTTTCAGCTCTTTCATCAAAACTACCTTGAGATATTCGCGCTTGCTGAATGGGAGTGGGAAAACGTGCGCGATATGCAGTCGCAGTTTTTTTTGAAATCGTTTTAAAGATTTTAGTTCCACCAACAAATTTTGCTGCTTTGGAACCATACTTTGCTGTTAATAATACTGTAGCAGGTAACAATAAAGTATCAAAAACTTGTAATGCTTGTCTTTTAAGAGTTCGTTTTTCTTCTTCAACGAGATATTCTATTGAACCTGGAGGATAAGGGTTTGGTAACTCAGTTTCGCTCGCAGTTCCAGTCAATCTATTTTTTGTTCTTTCTATAGAATTTCCAATTTTATCCAGAGCAAAAGGTGCAACATATTTGGCTCCAAGATATATTCTACCGACCTGAGAAACAATCGGTAAAGTTTTAGATAAAACAAATTCAATTACTTTAGCGGTTGATGGTGTGGCAGCAACACCCAATAATCCACCTATTGTTTGTGCGATTTGCTTTGCAGAACCACCTTTACCATCAACACCTAACTGCTCCACTAATGCGCCAGCCAAGTACGCACCAACACCGCCAGCGATTGCAATCTTACCCATATCTCCCAATAGTCTAGATTCTATACCGCCATCTTCACCTTTACCAGTACCAACACCTTTCTTCTTTAATTCTTGTATTTGTTCATTAATTATTTCTAATTGACCCTTAACTGTTTTACTGTTTACAGGTGCCTTGAACGATGTATTTCTACCCAGATTGGTAGAAGTCATAAAATTAAATTTTCTTTGTCCCTTAAAATAACCCAAATCGTTAACGATCATATTGATCATTGCTGAATTTTTTTCAGCAATGGATTCAAGCAAACTTACCTGTCTACCTAGAGCTGCAACTGAACTGGCTACACTCGTCTTAAATGAGACTTCTTCTTGCGATGCTCTTTTATCGTTTTGGTCAGCATACCTTTGTTGCGCAAGATTATACAAACTAGAAGATCTAGTGAGTGATGTGATCATTCCTAATAAAGAAAATCTAAATCTAAGATTAAATTTTAGGTTCTCTACTAATGCCCCAGAAACAGACATGGATCTGTTTGGAGTAAAAGAGTTATAAGAACCATTTAAACTTGATAAAACCGTTTTTAAATTCATCATCTTCTTCTATTGATTTGTTTTTTCTTCGATATTAACGAATTAATTCTAGCCTCTTGCTCAGACTTCATTTTTTTAACCTTTTCAGTTTCTTCCTTAACCCAATTGTTAAGCATTCCAACATATAAGTCTCGTTCCCATGGTATCATGTTTTCTAATTCAGTCAATGTGTATTTGTATTGATGAACCAGCGTAAACATGTTTCCGTAGTAGTCTTTAAGAGACCGACCACGGAAAGTTAGGTAAAAAAATCGCTGAGTCCCTCCATATGAAGTTTATGTTCAAAGCTGCACTTTTCGCATTTATGCATAATATCGTAATTAATAGTTGGCAACGACTCGAAAAAATTTGTTATTTGTTCAAATTGTTCTTGTGTTAGTCCTTCTAAAAATTCTACGAATTCTTCTTTACTAGTTTCGTTTGCATAGTAAATATCATCGCCACTAAAGATGTACTCGCAGCAGTCATAAATCATATTATAAAGATCATTTACATCTTCAGACAATGTTAATGCATCTATAGATCTATAATTTTCTAACGTCGGAAATTTTAATTTAATACCGATTG